GGTATCGCCTGAACTGTGTCCTTTTGTAGTAAAAAGAATGTCTCCATTTTTACCACTCCCTGCGTTATTTGGCATACCACCAAATGATTTAAAATCCATATGTCCGTTACTACTTTCTGCTAACTCCATAGCTATAACATTAGTTGTAGCATTGAAAAATAGTTGAACTGACATACCAACAATAGCATGACTAACTCGCATTATTCTAACTTCTGAACAAGCTGTGCCTGCAGAATTAGAAGCCAAGGCAGATACATCTACCTTAGCTACTGCGGATTCGCCAGTACCATCACTGACATTTGTGAATTTCATAACGCAATTTCTTTCACCATCTATGATGGTTTGTGAAGTTACTGCATCAGCCATAGTTTACTCCTTACGCTATTTGAACGTATTCAATAATGAACGTAAATGATCCTGCTGTTGTAGCATCTACTGTATTAGTAATGTTGCAGAAAATTGTTCTTGCAGTGTCTGTATATTGCACAGAAGCTGGTGCTGTAGTACCACTTTGAGTTTGTGTGACTAAAGTTGTAGTAGTTACATTATGCTCAACAACAGTTGTACCGCCATCAAGTATCTCATCAGTTACTGCTGCAACAATTTGTGCACCTGAACTTGAAGTACCGACTTCATATCCTATATCACCAGTTCCAATAACTGGAGAAGTATCACAGAAAATTTTAATATCAGTAATAATTGTATTGGCAGGTTGAGTAAACTCTCCAATAGCAGGAGAATCACCTGCTGTTGTGTTTACTGTTACCCCTGTGGCAAAGCCAACGTGTTTTTGATATTTGTTAGTAACGATTCCAGTTGAAGCTATAGTAGCTACATCTGAAACTGCTCCTGTAGTTGAATTTTTTGAAATGACCTTAAAACCACCTTCGGCTCTAACTGGTCCATTAAAAGTTGTGTTAGCCATAATTTCCTCCTTTAGGAAAAAAATCTATCATCTTGGCAATTGTCTGCTAGGGCAGTTGATAGACAAATATAAGAATCCCTAGATGCTAAAAAAGGAGACCCCCGAAGGAGTCTCCTTAATTAAATTTACGAGCTACCTGGTGAACCAAATATTCCTAGAGGATCAGAAACTCCAAATGAGTATCTTTCTCTAGCTTTATATCTGACATTACCAGTGTCAAAGTCTCCATCCATAGATGTAGTCATAGGACTTCTAACAAAATGTTTCATACCATCAGGAACATCTGTAGTGATAAAGAAGGCATTAGTATCAGTTAAATAATGATTAACTGTGTATCCTTCAGGAATCACACCATTTGTTTTGATAGCATTAACATCGTTATCAGCAGTTCCAACTCTGTAGTCACTTTGTAAAAGTCTAGTAGCAACAAACTGAAGATCAGAAGGTACTATTAGTTTTACAGGTCTAGCAGCAATTTTAAGACCTCTTTCATCAGTGTATTTACCGATTTGAATAATTGCATCTTCTAAAGATGTTTCATTCAAGTCAGCACCTGAAGAAGGTCTGTTACTGTTAGTGCCTCCGTTTACTAACGGGTGAGCTGTACTGAATAAAGCTACACCATCACCACTTGAAAAAGTAGTGCTGAATCCATTGTTTAATGGAAAAGCAGCTTTGACTTGCTTTGTGTAAGACATAGCACGAGCTAATGCTTTAGTGTATCTACCTGATAAAGATACATAGAGGTTATCCTCCATGGCTTCTTCAGTAATAGAATATCCCATTGCAATAGTTTCGTGAGTATAACGAGCTACAAAAGATTCTTGAGCAGTATCATAACTGATAGCTGATCCTTCATCTTTGACTGGAGCAGCTCCGAAACCAGATAACTTTAACTCTTCCTCGAAACTTCTTTCAGAGTTTTCAGTTACATAAATTTCTTCATGCTCATTTTCGTATGTAGCGTATTCTTCGCCAAACAACGCATTTAATCCTGGAAGGAGCTGTTTAAGCTCTTGTGCTCTTGATATAGCAGCCATAATTAGTCTCCTTAACCTATACCAGTTGTATTTAGCAACTGATGTCCAACATTAAACATAACTAGCACGTCTGTAAAACTATCACCTACAGCACTATCTGGTCCGTCAACAAAGTCAACGAGTTTTAAAGGTAGTGTAGCGGTGGTAGCAGCCGTGCTCCCATCGACAGCATTTTTGCTAGTCCCTATTGTTGTACTTCCTGCAGTTTGAACCACCGCAAAATTCTTACCAAGATCGTCTTGAGTAAGAGCTTCGTCTGATTGCATTTGCATTAGTATAAATGGGTCAGTAGCAACATATGCGACAATATCATCTGCAGCTGTAGAAGCTGGATAATATTGATTTGTAGTGAATTGACCTGTGGTAGGATCGGTGTAAGCACAACCAAGAAAAACACCAATAGGTGTACAAGCTGTAGTACCAGTATCCTTTTGGATAGTAGTATTAGGGTTGTCGTCACCCCATTTTACAAAATCACCAAAAAATATTGATGTGCCAAAAGCATTTTTAATTTTGTAATGAGTAACTTTTCCTTGATAAGGACTTCCAACAATTGTACCAATGGGTCTTGCTCCGTGAGGAGTAGCACTTGATGACATAATTGTCTCCTTTTATACGTTGAGAATTAACTCAACATCAATTAATTTTAAAAAGATTCCTAAGAATCTTTACCAAAAGTTGTTTTCGATTTGCGTTCAAACACTTGTTTGGTCGCCATTCGATTATCTTGATCTTTGAAATACACATTGTCTACAGATTCCATTTGAGATTTTGCTAGTTCAGCAAAGTGTTTATCTCTAGCTTTCGCTTTTTCTGCAGGCATTTTGCATAACAATTGTCCACCAATTTCTATGTTTCCTTTTGAAGCCCATTCCGAAGCATGATCCATCATATGTATTTGTAGTTCTGGATGATCTTCTAATCGGCAAGGTTGCCACCCTTCCCTAAAACGTCTGGAGACATTTGGATTATCAGTTTGCCCTAATAGAGCAGTTCTAATATATCTAAATACCCAGCCATCTTGCGGATTTGGTGTTGGTAAATTAGCAGAATTTTCCCAGCTTTCTGTGTGCTGAGTAGTCTCTCGACTATCGTTCTCTCTAGGAGTACGCTCTTGGTTTTCAGGAGAAGAATCAGCAGAAACTTCCTCCACGTTTGTAGTGTTGTTTTCTTCTGACATTTAAGTCTCCTTCAATAATTGATTTGCATACTGCTCAGGACTAATACCAAGTTGTCGAGCTACCTTAACTTGAGTCTGAGTCAGACGTATTTGCGTGGGTTTTTTGTTACCGCTATCCCTCGTTGCGGATGCAACAACTGTTGATGGTTGTCGTTTCGTTGTTTCAACTTCTTCAACAATTTCTTGTTGAGAAGATGGCACACCAAAAAAAGATGGGAAGCGTTGACGCATTTCTTTGTCTACTTCCAAATAATATTCTTCTGATTTAGCTGCAGGGTCTATACCTTTTGCTTGCAAAGATTGATCTACATACATAGCATATGAAGTCATTTCTTTGTGTACAGGTTCTGTACCCATAAACCAAGGATTTTTTTGTGCCCAAGCTTGCATATCAGGATCAACTTGCGGTTGATTTTGTTCTGGTGCAGGCATCTGTTTGACAATTTCTTGTTGTACAGATTGAGCAACTTGTGATGACTGTTGTTCAGCAAGAGTAGCTTTTGCTAGCATCTCTTGTGCTTTTGTCATTTCATCGGCATTACCTTCTTCGTAAGCTTTTTTAAATGCTGCTTGAGCGTTTTGTTTTGCCCATAAAGCATTATTGTAAGCTTGTTTGTTAAGGACTTCACCGCCTTGGTCAATCATGGCTTGTAGCCTTTGATTTTCGGTCATAAGAGTTTGTAGTCTTTTTACTGCTTCTTGAGATTCTCTAGTTGCAGCTTCTTTAGCTCTACGTTCTTCGTGATATTCATACTTAATTTTAGAAATCCTATCACCTGCTCTTTTGCTGTAATCAGATATTTCCTGATCTAATGCTTCATCATCAACATCAGGTGTAGTATCTTCAGCTTTTTTTGGTCTACGATCTTCCTCTGGAGTATCGTCAACTACCTCTACTTCTAAGCCTTCTGGTATTTCATTACTGATTTCAGTAGTTTGTCCAAAAAACTTATCTTCTTGAGACTGAGGTTGAGTCTCAGGAATGTTTGGTTCTTCGTTAATAATTTGCGTTTCACTCATGCTCTAACAACTCCTGTTGGGTCATCAACTACTGCTTCCACAGTATCGTCATTAATTAAACGAAACTCTTGTCCATACATTTTCATGCGAGTGCCAGAATAAGCTCTAAACACAACCCAATCGCCTTCATTACACCAAGCTCCGTTAGGAAATCTTTTTGTGTCGTTATAGCACTCAGGTCCTAGTTTTAAAACATAACCACAGATATTACTTATTTCTTCATCTTGTACTGTCGATGTAGCTTTAATAATACCACCTTCAGTTTTCTCATCTGCTTTTGGCATAGCTATCAAAATCTTCCAACCAGTCGGAACTGGTAGTTGACTTTTAACATCTTTGTCAATTTCAGGAGTTTTTATACTTTCGGGTTCTGGTATTTTTTTTGCTTCTTCACTCATATTTTGCACGACTTTAGGAGTCGAGTTCCTATGTCTCCAAGAACCTTTGCATATAATCTAAAAGTTCTCGTTCTGCGAGGTTTATACCCTCGATAATACCAACCATTTTTTGATATTCAGAAAAATCTCTACAAGCTCCTGAACCTAAATGATTGTTATAATCTTTCTTGATTTCACTAAATTTAACTTTCAAATGTTCTGAAAGTGATAGCTCAGTGATTTCATTACTCATCTATGGTGCTATCTTTGACTATATCTTTAGCTATGTCAACACCTTTCATAAAATCTTCTACAGCTTTTTTATCTTGAAGCTGTTCGTTTTCTAGCAGATCGCTAGCAATTTGCTGTCCTATTTTAGCTCCTGCTATTTCTGTTTGAGTAGATATTCTTTCTTTCTCAATAGCATCTCGATTAGCAGCTTTAGCTGAATCTAACTGTAGTCTAGCTTGATCTTCTCTAGCTTTGCGTTGAACCTCAGCTTCTTTAACAGCAATCTCTCTTTCTTTAATTTGTATCAATGGGTCTTGTTGTTGAGCTTGTATTCTTTCTTGTTCAGCTCTTTGTTGCGATGTTCCTAAAACTCGTTTAGCTGCTTCAGCCACTAGACTAGAAATACGTTTTTCAACATCTGCAGGTAGCGGTTCGCCTTCTGGTGGTAACTCAACACCCATTTCAGCTTCGATTTCTTTTCTATACTTCATAGTCAAGTGCTCATTAACATAAGCTGAAGCTGCAGCTAGTATGCTTGGAGCATTTGGACTTTGTTGTAAGGTAGCTGCAATCTCTGGATTTTCTTGAGCTGCTGCTATAGTTTCTATATGTGCTTCGTGGTCTTGTTGTACAAAGGCTTTAACAGGAGTGCCATTGATTAAGTTTTGAACTGCTGTAACTGGATCAACTGGTTTGATATCTTCATTGTCTGGAATAATTTCATCCACATTATCAATACCTAAAACTTCTAGCATTTGTCTGTGTAATTCAGGCAAGTTGTACATATCAGGTGATGCTTGTGCTAATTGCATAGCAGCTTGATACTGCATAATTCTTTGTGCCATCGTAGCAGCATTAGGATCAGAAACAGGTATGACATCTACTCGTTCATCAAAATCTTCTCTTTTGATAAATTCTTCTTCGTCTGTTTCATAGGGATAACTAGGATCAGTAAAGTCTTTAACAATGCCAACTAATATAGTTAATTCTTTTTTCATAGCAGCATGAAGTCTTGCTTGTACTGCTGACATAACTTTTTGATTTCTTTCTAACAAAGCTAAGGTTGTACCAACAGGAGCTTGATTATTCATGTCAGATATCTTCATATCCGAAATACTGGCAAAACGTCTGCCTTCTTCAACTATGTTTTGTAATAGTTGATACAAAGTTCCTGACGGCTCTTTGTAAGGTAAGAAAGTTATGTTGTCTCTTATAGCACCACCAGGCACATCAACATCTCGAAACTCACCAGGCATGATGGGTGTATCATCGCCTTTAATGCGTAAACCTCTTGCCTTCAAGCCGCCAGGAAGATTGGAGAGAGTTCCTGAATCAACCAATTGTCTAAGAATGGAAGTGGCAGATTTAGCCAAACCACCAACCATATGTATCAAACCAAATCCATAAAAACCTAAACCAGGTAAATATTGATAATGCACAAAGTGCATACGTCTAATTTTTTTAGGGTCATCTTCGTAATAGTTTCTACGAATACTTAAAATGTTACCGCTAGGATGATCTATTGTGACCACATAAGGTATGGCAATACCTGTTTTTTGTCCTTTTTCATCAGTATCTTCAAAACCTTCTAGG